AGAGGGTCACCGTCATCGAGCCCGCGCCGCCCGTGATCGGCGCGCCCGCCGCGTCGAGGATCGGATCGGAGAGGCCGGACCAGACCGCGCCCTGCGCAACAACGTCCATGGCGTCCCCTATCGCACCGTGGCAATCACCGCATCGAGCTCCGCCGCCGCCGCCCGGATCGCGTCCTTTTGCTGCTGTCGCGCCGCCGCCATCGCCGCCTCGTACTGTGCCTCTGCCGCGGCGATCTTTGCCGGATCGCCCTTGGCCTCGTTGAGGGCCGCGATCAGCGCCGTCTCGGCGATGATCCTCGCCGCGCTCTTGCGGTCGTTTGCCTCAGCGATCGCATCGTTGGCGGCTTGCCGCGCCAGCTCAATCGGGTCTCCCGATACCGCTTCCATCTCGTCATGCCTCCCGGATGAACTGGTAGTCGAAAGCCCCGGTGTCGGCCGCGTCGGTCGATTTGATCGTCACCGTGTCGGTGCCCTTGGTTTGATAGATGCGGCCGGCGTGCGCCGCCTGTGGCATGACGACGACCTGATAGCGCCGCGTCCCCGACTGGCCGAGGTTGTGGGTGAGCACGCGGCCGGTCGTCCCGTTGAAGGTGGACGACCCGAAGCGGGTAAAGGCAGGGTTGTAGGCGCTGACGTTCGAGGCGTGGAACACGACGTCGGTGATGAAGCTGCTGATGCTGGCCCGGTGGGCCACGTCCTTCGTCGCCGCGTTGTCGAAGGAGTTGCCCGCGAGGTCCACCCCGCGCACGGCGTCGAGCCAGATCGAGTACCCCACGCCAGAGGTGGCCTCGTCGATGGCGTTGAAGAACTCGCAGCCGTGGATGGAGGCCCCCTGCGTGCTTTCGGGGACGTCCGCGTTGCCGAGGAACAGGTGGTAGCCGATCGCCGCCGCGCCGGGGTTGCTCCGCCCGCCGCCCGACCAGGGGGTGCAGTTGCTCTCGAAGTCGCAGCCGCCGATATCCAGACCGCGGATGGAGTTCGTCTTCAACCCGCCGCTGCGGTTGCCCTCGATCGTACAGGCGTGCAGGGAAAAGTTGAGGACCGGGCCACCGACGGCGGTGGCGTCGACCAGGATGCCCCAGTCGTTGCTCCGCGCCGATTCGACGTTGACGAGCGCGACGATGTTGGCGTTATCGCCGAGGCGGATGTTCGATGCGTCGTTGAGCCAGACGAGGGAGTCCGTGAGCGTGAACCAAAAGCCGTCTTCGATGTCGATACCGTACGAGGAGAACTGCTCGACGACGAGCCTCGACCAGGACGCCCGGTAGCCCAGCCGCCACCGCAGCCCGACCTTTCCGGCCGCGTAGTTCCCCCGGATCGTCATGTCCTCGACGATGTGGTGGAACGTCAGACTCGCGGGGATGCCGGTGCCGTCGTAGACGATCCCGTTGCAGCCCGAGGCGAGCAGGATCGTCGCCCGTTTGCCAGCCCCCCGGTAGGACACGCCGGCCTTGGCGACGAGGTCGCTGGTCCGCTTGTAGGTGCCCTCGGGAAAGTAGAGGGTGCCTCCTGCCGCCGGGATGGCGGCGTGGGCGGCGTCGATCGCGGCGGTGTCGTCGGTCGTGCCGTTGCCGGTGGCGCCGTAGGCCCGCACGTTGTAGATGCTGCCGAGCACGGGCACGATCCCGTTGGGGCCGCGGTACAGCCCGTACCCAGGCAGGCTCGCCATCAGATCGTTGATCGAAGTGAGGACGGTCTCGATCGCCATCGCCGCCTACTCCTTCGCCGCCAACCAGAGGTAGAGACCGACGCCGGCGGGCGTCGAGATCGAGGCCGGCAAGCCGGACGACCACGCCGCCAACTTGCGCAGCCCCCGTTTGGTGTACTCCGCCGGCGCGGAGAGCGGCGCAATCGCCTGGGCTACCGTGATCGTCGCGGAATCGGTGGCGAAGGCGAGGAAGTAGTCGACCCCGGGGACGACGACGTAGGGCGCGGTGAAGGTGAGTTCCTGCGTCGTGTTCGTCCCCGCCGCGGCGGTGCTGCCGGCCGAGGCGACGCGGGTGAAGTTCACCAGGTTGGCGCTCGTGTAGATGCCCATGTCCACGTTGCCGTTGGCCGCGCCAACGCAGAAGGCCGCCTTCGTCAGCTTCAGGGGCTGGGACACCCGGAAGCGGTAGAGGAAAACCGCGTTTTGGGTCGTCGTCGCAACGGCCGCGGTCATGTGCGCATGTTCGTTCGGCTCGACGATGGGGATGCGTCCCGACGGACCTGGGCCGCCCTGGGTCATCTCACGCCTCCTTTGCTGTCCAGGCGTGGCCCGTCGTCGCGGCAAGCACCGAGATCGCCCCCGTGGGACAGTAGTGGGGTGGGTTCTCCCACCAACCGCCGGGGTCGAGGCGGATGCTGCCGGAGCCGCCGTTTGCGGCTCCGGTGAAGTTGACCCACAACGGCTCGGCAGGGTTGGCGGAGCCATCGGACTTGAGGAACGGGTTGGTCACGTAGAGGTAGCGCCGGGTCGCGAGCGCGGCAGCGGCGTTCTGGGCGGTGCCGCCGGTGGTGATGGTGCCGGAGCGATCGGTGCCGGCCGCCTGGTACGGTTTGGTCTCCACGGTCGCGTCGACGTTGACGACGAGTTCCCCGTCATCGTTGACCGAGATCGCTGCGAATTCGGGCGGGTCGCTCCCCGCCACCTTGCCGAAGACCCGTGTGTTGCTCATGGTGCCTCCCTCTGCCGGGCCTCACGCCCGACGATCGGCTACTCGCCCTGTTCCTCGTCGTCGTCTTCCTCTTGGCCGTCGAACCCCGTCGTCAGCCCCGCCGCCGCGAGCTCCGCCTGCCGTTCCTTCTCCATCTGGGCGATCTCCTCCGTGGAGAGCCCCCACTCGCGTTGGATCGCGGCGAGCGACCAGCCGAGCTCGCGCTTGAGCACGAACGCCTGCAGCCGCTCCACGTCGATCTGCGCCAGCGTCAGCGCGTCCCGCCGCTCCACCGGCGCGAACTCCGCCGCGATCAGCGCGTTCTCATCCAGCGGCGCCCCGTTGCCGAAGGTGTTGGCCATCTCGGTCGCCCGGTGCCCCACCGTCGCCCACCGCGGCTTGACGGCGTCGACCAGGACGCTGGCCCGCCCGGCGAGGGAACTCTCCGCCCGGATCAGCGCCTCCCCGCTCGGCCAGTCGCCGCCGGTGATGAGGTGGATCGGCGTGCCGGTGTTGGTGGAGATCGCCTGGATCTTGACGCCGCGCGCCGCGATCAACTGGCTCATGTCGCCGGCGGGCAAGACGCCGTAGCGGGCATCGGGGTTCTCGTTCTCGAGCATCACGCCGGGACCGACCTCGGTCGGCACCGGCTCGCCGGCGTCGTCGGTCGCCGCCGTCACCCCGGTCCCGTAGTACATCTGGTAGGCGGTCAGGCGGGCGGCGACGGTCGTGTCGCTCTGAAGGTCGTTCACGTCGTCTTGCAACCCGAGGACGCCGCCGTCGAGCACACTGGCCCCATACGGCGTGTCGTCGTCGGAGCCGGCGGGGAAGTGGACGATCGGGGGGTGCAGGGGCGACCCGTCGCGCTTGACCCACGGGATCGGCCAGGCCTCGTCGTCCGGCAGTTGCAGCGGTCGCCAGCCGTCGCCGGTCGCGACGTAGCGCTCGATCCGGTCGTCGTAGTAGAGGGTGCGCCGGGTGCGCCCCCCCTCGGTCCATTCGTTGACCGCGTAGGCCGGCTCCCCGTCGTCGCCGTAGGCCACCCAGACGCCGCTCTTGCCGTCCCACCAGGGCATTCGGGAGAGCACGACCCGCGACGACGGCGCGTGCCAGTTGAGCCCGATCGCGTGGTTGCCGTCCCGAACCATCGCGTAGTGGGCCTCGCCCTGCAGCTTGGGCAGGCTCGCCTTGACCCAGAGCTCGGCGAGGTGATCGGAGACCGCCTCGTCGGCGACCTGCCAGGACAGCAGCTGCAGCCGGTTGGCGAGCTCGAAGACGACCTTGTTGGCGACGTTGTCGACGGCCGGGTAGGACCGGACGCCGCGGAGCATCCGCCGCTGCTCCTGCGAGAGGGTGTCGCGCTGCCGGCCGCGGGCGTAGTCGCGGAAGGTGCGGACGAACTCCCAGCGGAAGCGCGAGGGCGCCGACTCCTTGCGCTCCTCTTGGATCCGCAGGTGCAGCGAGCGGACCGGGTCGTCGATCAACACCAAGGGGACAACGGCGGCGGCAACGGACATCAGTCGTCGTCCTCCTCGGTGCGGCTGGGGCGACCGACGTAGTTGGTTGAACGGGTCGGGGCCGCCGGGGCCGCGTCCCAATGGATCTGGGCCTGGGACAGTGCGTCGACCTGGTCGGTGTCCTTCCCGTGGGGGAAGGCGGCGCACTCGTCGATCAACCCGTGGACCCACGGCGCCAGGCTCGGGTGCGGCAGGTAGACGTTGCCGGACTCGACGACGACGGAGGCGGCGTTGGCGCGGGCTTCCTTCCCGCCCTCCGGTTCGACCTCGATCAGCCCGGCGAGTTCGTTCTTCAGCGTCGCGACGACGGCCGGACCGTTGGCCTTGTTCTCGACGAGCTTGCGGGTCACACGCGGGTGCGTCGCGCTCAGCGCCTTGACGGCAAGCACCGCATCGGGGAAGTCGACCCGGTCGCGGAACTGGTCGAGTAGGTAACGGTTGGCGCCGGTCTTCTGCCAGACCTGACCGACGACAAAGCTGCCCGACGTCGTCTTCTTGAAACTCATGTCCCACGACTGCAACGCGTCGTCGACCACGCGCGGCAGCGGCACCGACGGCACCCGGGCGACCACGTTGCCCTTCCCGTCCTTGACCTCGGCCGGCGGCATCTGCAGCGCGGCGGGATGCCAGAACCGCCACCAGTGCCGCTTGAAGGTTCCGCCCTCGTCGCCGACCGGCGCCCCCTGGTACTGCGCCTGCCAGACCCGCGTCCCGACCGCGCCCTTCAGCCGGAGGAGCGCCTCGATCGGCCACCGCTCCGGCCAGAGCGCCTCGCCGGCGTCGGAGATCGCCGGGAGGTGCAGGTGGCGCCAGGTCTCGCCATCCTCTTCCTGGGCCGTGAGCAGCCGGCCGGTCAGGTCGTCGTCGTGCCAGCGCGTTGCCGTAACCACGATCGAACCGCCGGGTTCGAGGCGTGTCCGGATGTCCTCGCGGTACCACTCCCAGAGTGCGTCGCGGGCGAGTTCGCTCTCGGCCTTCGCCGCGTTCTTGATCGGGTCGTCGATCACGATCAGGTTGGCGCCGGTGCCGGCCGGGGAGCCGCCGACGCCGACGGCGAAGTACCCGCCGTAGGTGCCCTCCAGGTCCCACGCCTCGACGGCGGCGTTGTCGCTGGCGATCCGGACGCCCAGGAAGGGGTAGAACGGGTGGGCGATCTTGTTGCGCACCCGCCGAGAAAACCGGTTGGCGAGGCGCTGGGTGTGGGAGGCGCCGATCACGCGGTTGTCCGGGAAGGTGCCGAGGTACCAGGCAGGGAAGTTCTCGGAGACGTGGAGGCTCTTGGAGTGGCGCGGCGGGAAGGTGACGATCAGGCGCGCGTTCGGTGTCGTCGCCGCCCATTCGAGCGCCGCGACGAGCCGGCGGATGTGGGGGGCCGTCTGGTAGGAGCGGTGCATCCGGGTGGCGAAGGCGCCGAGCGACCGGCG